CATTGTCCACGGGATGAACCGTAATGGCTGGTTTGTTCTGGCGCGCGTCGTTGACCACCTGCCGAATGAAGGCGGGCAGTTTGTTGATGGTCAGACACGGGCGGCCCTCTTCCTCGCGGGCCTTGCGGATGGCCTCGGGCCACTGGTCTGCCAGACGCGAGAACGTCATGTCCTCATGCGCAGCCTGGCGGGAGAAGTCCGTGGCGTCGTCAGACTCCTTGAACCGCTCAAGCGCCTCTTTGATGATCGGTTCAGACATTATCCAACTCCTGCAACGACGTAAGCCGGTGCTGTGTTTTCGGGGATCGTGACGATGTAATCAGCCAGGGCGCCCAGCAGATCACCGCCCCAGATCGGGTTCTCGTCTTCGTCGTATCCCGTGACTTCAATCAGATTGCCCGTCAGGTAGGCGTCAATGTGCCATTCCCTGCCCTTGCGGGATCGCATGACCGCGCCGGGGTTCATGATGGGCAGCCCGTCCTCGTCCACCTCACCCGAAGGCGTGGGGCGTCCGAAGATTTGGGCGCGGAGCATCAGGAACGAACCATTTGGATGGCGCACGGTTTTCAGTTCAAACGGATTGCCGTTCTCGTCCGTGGTGTCGAACACAAAGCCGTGGGCCTCGAAGACTTGCTTGGCCGTGTTCCGGTTGGGAAAGGCGAGGTCTACTCTCATGACGACAACCCCACGAGTGCGTCATCAGGGAGCGGTGAGGTAAACTCAGTGATGGACAAAATAGAGCCGCCCCAAGGGCGGGAAAGGTTGCTGTTGCCTAAATACATTGTTGTGATGCCAGTAGGGAGCGCACAGGATGTGTCCGTTACCACCGCTCCACCGTCATATGAAAAAGCGACATTGTTGGCTTCCAAGCGAATGGCGACTGCAAAATCAACGTCGTTCCCGATGGATGCCTTCATTTCTTCCGTTACGACAGTTGCAGCGCCCGACCTCATGCCTAAATCAAGAGCGCCATCTGTTCCTGCCCGGTTGACCGCCACGCGGTCGTCGTTCGTCCCATCACCGATCTCAAGGATGGTCTGGTTTTCGCTTGATCCGATTGATGGAGCAGTGCGGCCCTTGAGCAGAATTGTGCCAGGAAGGCTTGTCGTTGCCCGTGTCACATCATCCACCGTCCGCGTCACCGCGCTGGCGACGGTTTCTATGGGGGTTGTGGGGGTGGAGGTGTTGAGTTCAATCGTGGCATAGTCCATCGCAGTCGATCCTGTCGCTGCGTTATCCAATGTCGTGCCGTTGGTAGACCCAGCAGGGTTCAAAAGCATACGCGCGGTGGTGTTGCCCGTGGAATTATTCAACACTGTTGACCACCACAGCCAGTGATCGTCAAAGTCTTCAGCCTGAGAGGTGACTGTGCCTGTCTCTGTAATGGCGGTGACTACACCTGTATCCGTGTCGAGAATGGCTACCACCTGCTGTGCGGTCCCCCCCGTGAGTAGCGTCTGCATCATCGGGAAGTGGCTCGCACCAGAGGTCTTTGGGACCCTTATCGAAAACAGGTTCACGTTGCTGTCGTTAGGGCAGGATGTATTTATGTATTTGTTAAGCCGCACCGCACCGCTGTCGTCAGTCAGAACAATGTTTCTTGTGGCACCATCAACGACACTGACGCCGGAAGACACTGACGCCTCGGCTGTATGCAGCCACGCCGCGTTAGAAAAGTCCCGGCTATACGTCAGGCTGTTGGCACTCTCCCCCTCCACCAGCAGGCCCTTGTCTTCCCAGTTTGTGCCGTTGTAGACGACGTTCTTGCGGGGGCCGAAGTAGGCGCTTGAGGTGGTGGGGTTGTAGGCGCGGGGTGTGGTCTGGCCGGGGTCGAGGTATTCGACCTGCAGGCCGCCGACGTGCATACCCTTTGCCAAGTCTCCCGCGTAGCTTGGGCGGGATGAAGGGGATGCGGTGTCTGAAGCACTGACAATAACGCGGGTGGTCGCACTTGAAGCCGTGAAGGCAATAAACCACTCGTATAGCCCGTCACCCAGATCAACCACGTCGCTGTCTATGATTACACCGCCCGCGCCCGTTGAGGGGGTGAAGGAGCCGTCCGTCAAATTGATCGAAAGATACTGTCCGCCCGTGCCGCCGGAGGAATAAACCTCCACGAAACTCCAGTCGCGCCCAAGACCGCCTTTGACGACACCGCTAACAACCTGCCGTGTACCCGAAACAACAGTTACGTCCTTGAGAACGTAGTGCGCGCCGGTGTTTGCAAATTCCTTGCTCTGGTCGAGCGTCACCGTACCTGCACGGCCAACGGTCTGATTTGTCGTGATCGCCACGTTGGCCTTTGTCCACGACGCATTGCTCAGGTCATCGGAATACGTCACCAGATTATGCGGCGCGAACCGCAGCACACCCGACGTGTCGAAGTTCATACCGAGGGAGGCGGTGGTGACGGTCAGCGTGTCACCAAGCGCGTCCGCGTCGAAGCGGCTGAAGTCAAGCGGATTTACCGCCGTGGGCAAAACCCCAAGACCAAGGTTCACGCCCGACGAAACCCTCATCAGTACAGCGCCACAATCGCGGTGGCCGTCGTGCTGGTACTCATGACCAGGCGCGGGCGGATCGGCAGAACAGTCCCCGAAGGAACGGCGGTGAACAACACGCTGGTATCGTCACCAAAGCGGACGTTCAGGTTGCCGCCCGTGCCAACGTAAATCGCCCGTGGGGGCTGGCCGTTCAGCAGTAGGCTGGTGCTGTCCGATGCCGTGACGGCTACCGCCTTCTGGGTCGGATCACTCATTTCGCTCATAGTTGGATTCCTTCAACCTGTGGTATGTCTTGGGACGGTCCCAGACGGCATTTGTCGGCAATCACCGCAACCTGCGGTTATGCCATCCATCCGCCAGTGCCCAGAGAGGGGACGTGGACCGTGCGTGTTTTGGTCTGCACCATCTGGGGGAATAATTCGGTCATGCCCCACACCATGGCGTCCAGGCGATCGGGGCTTCCGTTGCCCTCGTATCCCGCCGCCGTCATCTGGCACATCTGATCTTCCAGCCGGTCAAACGTGCCGACATGGTGAATGCGCCCCAATGAGTACAAGGCCGCGATAGGCTCGGCCCTTACGTGCTTGCCCCGCGTTGCCCTGACCTGGATAACCGGAACGTCGGGACGGATGCTCTTGATGGTTTGTTCGACCATATCCCCGCCGTAATTGACCTCTGCGGCCACACAATCAGCGTCATAGCGGTCGTAGGTGGCAATCACCCGCTCGCCCCACTGACGGGGTGTTCCCTTCATGCTGGCATCGTCCAGGACGTAACCGTGGTTGTCCTCGTCGCCCTTACCCACCGCAACAATGCCGTGTTCGTCGCTTCCCGGCTCACTGGAACCAGCGGGATCGACCGCAACAACAATCCGCCCCATCGTCGGGGCCGTTTCCCTGCGTCCGTTGTGGATCATCAGGCGGTCCCAGATGGCACCCACCGCCATCGGTTCGTATTCGCCCAACCAGACATGGCCGTAGCGGTCCCTGTTGTTCTTGGCGTCGTGCTGGCGTTCCGCCTCCAGTTCGGCGGGGAAGAACATATTCTGGTCGTAATTGATGCGCCGGATGATGGCATCTTCAGGCGGCGTCGGCCCCCGAAAGAACGCATCCACCGGGTCGTCTGCACTGCGCGGATTCCATGAAAACCACAGTTCCGACTTGGGCGCGCGGATCGTGGGGCGTAGCATCTCCAGCGACCGGGCCGATAGGGTCTGCGCCTCTTCCACCCAAGCGACGTTAAAGCCCTCTAGGGACTTGATGCTTTCCGCCGTGTGGTCCTGCATACCCTGGAAGGTGATAACCCCACCACCGGGCGTCTTGATGCTGTCATTCAGCACCTCGAAACCATCAACCCCCGTGACGGCAATCTTGTCCTCAATCAGCCGCTTGGCCGATTCCTTCAGGCTCTTCTGGACCTCACGGACACAAACCGCCCGAAACCCCTTGTTGCCGTGCGCGTTGGCAACCATCGCCTCGGCAAAGAAATGGGACTTGGCGGAACCTCGCCCACCGTACAGCGCCTTGTAGCGGCTTGGCCGCAGAAGGTCGTTGAACACATGGGAGGCCCCGCCTACTCTGGGCCGGTTCCCCATAGAAACACCGGACCACCGCCAGAACCAACCAGCTCCGTGGTGCTCTTATCGCCGTAGCGTTGGGGCTTTTCCTTGCCAGCTTGCCACTTGATGGCATCGATCATCACGCGGGCCTGATCCGGCCTTAGTTGCTCAGTGCCGACCTTCTCAATGATGTCGTCAATCTGGTCGGCGCGGCTGTCGGCGCGTAGTTCTCTCGCGCGCGCGTAATCGTCCGAAAATGCGTCAATCTCCTGCAACCACTTGTAGACCGTGGAGCGCGAGGGCATGTCATCGTCGCGTCCGATCTTGTCGAGGTTGCTGCCCTGGGCGATGCGTTCGCATATCTCCTTTGCGAGTTCTGCGCTGTACAGGGTTGGTCTGCCGGCCATTAGATTGGTGCAATCCCATTCACGATGTCGGACCGGATGATCCAGTGTTTGACCTTCGGGCCGATCATCTCTTCCTGGACACAGGCGTTGGCGTTGCGTCCCCGCGCAGCCCAGAATGCGTTGATCCTGTCGGCCTGCTCGTATGCGGTTTTGCGGCGCGGTTCCTTTTCAGGTTCGCGCGTGGCACCTGCGGGGATCGATCCAAAGTCCATGTCGCCTCCTAGATCGCTGATTTCCACCGCTTGGTCCACGTGGGGGTTTCCCACGCCTCGCTGACCTGACGGCTGAACTCGGCCCAATCCTCATCGGAACAGTCCGCCGCGAAGTCCAGGTA